AGAATGAATCGTTCCGTCTTCTGCTATGCTGCCGTCAGTTTCTATCTCGCCCCAGTTATTTTCCGAAAAATCTTTGGTATAAAGAACGTTTTCTTCTAACGGCTCACCAAAATCTACAACGCAGGCAGCGTAATTTTTACTTTCCTGTCCGGCATTATCTACTGCCTTTATCATTATGGTATGTTCGCCCTGTCTTACTGTAGATGTTTCGTAAGGCTGAGTTACAACTAACCCTTCCTGGACTAAATAACCATTTTCCCAGTTCGGCGTAGTACCCTGAATGTACTTAAACTTAAATCCTGCAATATCGTTAGGCTCAGGATATTCAAAACTCCAATTATAACGCCTGGTCCCGTTGGCCAGTACCTCGGTATCTAGGCTGATTACATCCGGAGGCTTTTTATCTTCCCCTATCGGGATCGGACCGTAAATAACGCCGCTGGATTTTGTTATTCCCAGTACCGTAACAACTTTGAGCCAGTATTCGGTATTAGCTGTCATATCAGTTTCGATTTGTGAAGCACTGATTTGTGACTGTAAAACATTGTAGGTATTACCGCCATCAGAAGATATCAGCACCGTAAACCTGCCGCCGTTACTGGGTATGTTCCAAGAGGCATACAGCCTTGATACCCGCCGCCCGTCTTCTGTAACATACGTTATCTGCGAAGCATTCAGCCCTGTAACGTTTTGGGCTGTTTGGCTCGGTGTCGCATACTGGATAGGAGGGATCTCATAATCTTCGTTATAAAGATTCTCATTATACTCGATGCACTCTATCTTTCTTGTGAAATCCAGCTCTCTGGTTATCGACTTAACGACAAACGGCTTACTTCCCACATTCGCCAGCGCAAGGTCAAAAATATCATCGACCTGAGGCGGATCATCTTCCGCAAACGGTGTCAGTACATACACCTGGCACCAGCCATTCTCATTTCTTTCGATCTCCACGGCACTTGAATAAAGGTTATCATTGACGGTTCGGTACATGATCCGATATGAACCTTCTGTACTATCGAGTTCTACCGGCAGTAACAGCGATCTTCCGCTTATCGCATAAATACGCCCGCTTTTCGCCCATTTTGGAACATCATGTGCGACCAGGATAACGTCCCCCAGCGTACAGGCTATTGCGTCAACATTCGCCTGAAAGCTTATCGTCCTTAACTGATATTTATTGCAATAAAGCTGATATACACCTTCCCTGTACGCCTGTTCGTAACTCGTTATTCCATCATAGGTGATTTGCGCCGCCTTTTCTTCTTCCTCCTTATCATACGTATCGCTGTAGATACAAACCGTCTGCCGGGAATAGTCGCTTGCCGCATCGGTATAGGTTACTTCTACAAGGTTAGCACGATCTGAGGTCTGCAAAAATTCTTCCTGAAAGCTGCCGCTTATAATATTGCCCATTCCAAACATCTGTACCGGCTGTTTTACGCAATCCCATACACACCCGTATCGGGTGCCAAAGCGCACTACCATGCCACGGCCGACATTTGCGATTTTCTGATTGATAACTTCCAGCATATCACCAGCCTGGTTGATTTCGATGTTGATTTTGAAGTTTTTGCTGTCGCAGAAATCAGCCCATTCCTTAAACTGGTCATACAGCATGAGCTCTTTCTTTACGCCTCTTACCTCATATTCAAAAAGCAATGTATTCACGTTATAAAGCTGGCTTGCCATATGGATCATGTCATAACATGCCCACGCCGGATTATCAGAAGCTTTTTGTTCGTATATCTCGGTATACGGATTCCATACCAATACATACTCACGGGTTTTTAAGAAGCTTACCGTCGGACTGCCGCTGATCTGGTCAGTTGCCAGGGCTTTTATTCCGACAAGGGCTATATTGGGATAAGAAAAATCATCGTAGACTATGGATGTCACACTGCTCCAATAACACCTTACGGAAGCACGGCTGTTCGTAACCTCATGGCTCCGAGCAATCACCTTCATTTTGACTTCATATTCACCGGAAGGCAGATTGTCTACCCGCCATTCTCGCCTGAGCGCCGAAGACTGGCTGCCGTTGACCCTTTCACCGATAAACTGCGTCCAGTCTGTTTCCCCTTTCTTTCTGTAAAGACCCTGCAGTTCTACCCACGCATTACCCAACGAACCATTATCTTCTGCATAGTATAAACCGCTCGAAAACTCAACTTTTGCAATAATGCCTTCCGTAGCATTCCCCTGAGCGGAATCAATTCGCTCTGTTTCCAAAAGTTGATAGCCGAGTGATTTTGTAAAGTAGGTATCGTTAAAGTTACTGATTATCGGCTGATTATTTACGCCCTCTCTGGTCTCTAAAGTCATTCCTTCGTAATACTCTACCGGATTATCATTTACTAAAACATTAGAGATAGTGAGCGGGCCTTCACCTGCAGCAATAAGCCAGTTAAGATATTCCTTATCGCTTGCTATGCTCACAAATTTTGATATTGTCTGACCAGCACTTTTTACTGTGCCGTAGGTGATTGCTATGGCATTATTCTGCCCTTCCATCGTTTGAACGTCGCTCCACGAATACGTCGGGTTATTTTCATAGCTGCCATATGCTCCCAGGTCAGAAGTACCATAAAAGGTTCTTCCTATAAGCGAAGAACCTATGAACATTACCGCTGCTGCTGACAAATAGCCGATTGTCGTCCAACCTGCAGTTGCCCCGAGAGCAGACCAACCAACACCACTTACTAATCCACCAACACCAAATGATACAACAGACAGGGCAACAGCAGCTATAACGCCTAAAACTTTACCGCCGCCTTTAGCTATTACAGGGAATAATACGACAAAATCACCAGAGCGAACTTTCGTTCTCCCCTCTACCATATAACCATTTATCGTTGCCTGCAGTTCCACACCTTCTATAGCGTACTGCTTTAAAAGCTCTTCTATAGAAGTACCTTCACATTCTATTAGCTTTACTATTCTGCCCTCTGCAGGAGCGAAAGGATTTTTAACGATTACCAGCCTTACCATTACGATCTCCTATATATTCATAAAACCCGACAATCACTTTACGCCATGCCGGAGATTCAATGTGATCTATACATACACCTATATTTTCCCTGATATGGATAAATTTGCCGTTACCGATATAACATCCTGTATGATTGACGATTCCAGGCGGCGCGCCAAAACGAATAGCGATAACACAAGGAGCTGATATTTCACCTTTACTTACTTCACGCCATACGCTTGTTTTGACAGCCTCTGTACAAATTAAGGAATTTATTTTCTCCACGTCGTCAAAATCAGCCGTGAACTCTGGCAAGTCTATTCCGAACCGCCGATATACTTCCATTACCAAACCATAACAATCTACGCCGCTTGTTATGTCCCTGCCTCGATTTTTAAACTGTACCCCAATTAGATCGGCGTAATTTATTGTTTTATCCATTGATGTACACCCCTTTCTGGTCAATACCCGGGAAGCCGCCAAAACGTTGGCTGTTGTTGCGCTCCCGGCAGTCCTGCAGAGTATGGTTACATGTTTTCAGTTCGCTTGTCGCTCCACAACGAAGCCCCTTATATTTAAAGGGACAGTTATTTTTCATATACCTGTTTAAAGGACGACGTGTTTTGGAACTGTAGCCGCTGCCTAATGTAAATGTTATGTACTGCTGATTGACAGTGCATTTCTGAACTACATAGTGTTCTTCTACTTCCGCTGTAGCCTCGTCCAATGCTTTACTGTTTACCACGCGTACAATGACTTCCGTATTATTTCCGCCACCAGCTTCTTCGACATAATACTGCAAAGCCTGGGATACATTATCTACCTGAATCTCCAAGTTTGGATCGCTGCCGGTACTGTCTTCGCCTACTTCACCTAACGAGAACGGAAAAGCCTGATACAAATTACCATTCCAAATTACGTCCTCGATGTTATAACAAATGCGTATCGGTTCTTCAAAGCAAATATCCAAAAGTATGATAAAGGCGCTGTCTGTAGACAGCTTATTTTTTTCTGCTTTAGCAATAGCTGACAAACTGAGCATCTCACACCTCCGTCAGCTCTAAGGTTATGGTCCAATAATCTAAAGTGCTGAGTTCAACATTACTGACATTGGTTATCCGAACCTCTATTTCTTTATTCGTCGCAGGATTCGTCCAGGTAAAACTCTGCGCCGAATACTTGACTTTTTTCGTTATAAACTCATAAAGAATCTCATATTCATCTTGCGGCAGAGAATTCCATTTCAAAGTATATTTTGCCCTGCTGCGTGTAAATTTGACCCGTGATTGCATACTGCCGTCTTCAAAATTACTACGCAGTGAATTATCCTCTACTTCCATACCTATCGGATAACTCGGAGCCCGTATTTCCGGAAACGTGATCACGAATTAGCCACCCCCTTCAAGAGTGTTTTAATACCGCCTCTATTAGTGCTTATAGCTTTTATAAGTATGCCTATAACATAACTTTCGCCATCCCAAGTAGTTGATGTCTGCCGTGCTTCGAGTGGAGTACCACTTTCATTGATAAGTTCTACTTTGATGTTGATATTATTGCTGTCGCTCCGGCTTTCGCCGCTGAACATTGCTTTTGTTTGCGCTGCGGTGTATACCCGCCCCGGCGTGCTAAAATCAACCACTTCCGGGCCTTCTTCTCCAACCAGATATAGTCCGGGAGAAGAATAACCGCCTTTAGCTCTTGTTCCTCCACCTATCTTTAAAGTGCTGGAAGGTACACTGGAAACTATGGTCCCGCCAAAATCCTGATATCTTATACCATTAGCAGCCGTTTTTATATTATTGGCGCCACCGATACCGAACATACTCATAATGGCATTCATAACCAAACCCTGCATTATGACTTTCATCATCATATTGAGAATGTCGTTAGTAAGGTTTTTAAACAATTCTTTAGATGCCTCGGAGAAAGACTGCTGTTCGGTGATCATATTCTGACCAAAGCTTTCAAACTCTCCGATAATGCTGTCAAAGCCATCTACATAAGTTTGGTAAAAATCTGCCTGATAGTTTTTTACCACGTCCAAAGCATTTTCCCATGAAGCCGCCATATCTGAAGCTTGTGCCTCAACAAGATCCTGACTTGCCGCTGCATATTCCTGCTGGATACGAAGCATTTCTTCCTGCGTCAGCTTATCGCTTTCCAACATCTTCGCTAACTGCTGTTTATAGTTTTCCAGCTCTGCCATACGCATAGCGTCAAT